AAAAGAGGCCGTTCGCGATTTCTCGTCGGCCTCGATAAAAAATTGATGGTACATGTTATCTCCTTGTTTGTAGAATTGCTTTCAACGTACTTCGCAGCAACCGGTACTAATGAAACTCGTTATGTACTGTATTGCACTAGTAAGCTTAGTGCATAATGGTACATAAGTCAAGGCCTATAATGCGAGATAAGGAAAAAAAGCTGTTACAGTTTCAAGCAGACGAAGAAGTGGCGCGGAAAATAGAGTTGATTGCTGCTAAGCATCACTCTTCTATCGCTGGCGCTATTTCTTTTATTGTTGAGGATTGGTTCCGACTAACTGAGCGCACGGAAGCCCCAAGGCGGCGTATTGTCGCTAGCGATATCGGACGAAAGTCGCGCCCCGAAGAGGGACGACAGGAGAAAAGTGCGTGAGCGATAAATTCGGCGGCGTGCCGATTGATTTAGAACTGACGGCGCTCGAGATGAACGCACTCGTCAAAACGGCGGAACGTGACAAGCGCGGTATAAAGGAACAAATCCGGTGGTTAATTGAGGAGTACTGGCGAGGGAATTTAACGCATCACGATGACGGCACGCGACCTATATTGCATTCAGGCTCAACACAACATCACTATCCTGACGACATTCGCGTAAAAAGTCGTCGAGTGCCGCCAGGAGCTTGATTGCAACGCCACGGGTAAGTTCAATGGTCGTCAAAGAACCGTCGAGGAGCGTACAACGAAAATAGTAGATGTTGGAAATAACGTCGTCGCGGATTGACTCATTATCGAGAAATCGGCAAAGTCCTTGGCGTTCCTTGAAAACTTCATCGCGTGTAAGCTTGAATTCAGTTGCAGTCTCGACCCCTGCTTCGCGGAATTCTCCCTCAAACAAACGACTCGTTTCGTTAGACATTCGGTTGCCCCCTCAGGCCGACGGTGTTCATGCAAACATCATTTTTTTCGGGATCTCGAACTACTCCAAGGTATCTGCTCCGTACAACCCTTAGTCGGGATCTGTTTTTACTTCTAAGCCAACATACCGGCTCGTTGGCTCCCCTCCGACATACCGTAAGTTCCGCAGCCAGTATTCCTCAATTAACCACCGGATTTGTTCCTTAATTCCGCGCTTATCGCGGTGAGCGATCTGTCCGAGTGCGGCGTATTCCCTGGTGGTTAGTCTGAGGGTAAACGGGACGCCGTCAGCCGGTTCTGATTCCGTATGGACTGACCCGCCGTAACGCGAATTGACGTATCGCACATTGTTTGCATCGGATCCAATCTTGCTTTCTTCACTCATAATGGCCTCCCTGACCTATTCAATTAGTAACCCGCAGAAAAAAAACATACTTATTTTTAGATGCTAAAGTCAAATGATGGTATCTATTGTTGGTATTAATTGGAAGAAATTAAACACAGGAGAAAGACGCCGAACTTTTTTCGACGACCCTAGTCTTTTTTGTATTCGCGGATCGCTATGTCATCGACGGGCGTTAAGAAGTCGGTTTTGGTCACTTTGCCGATGCAGTACCAAATAAATCGGCTGGGACTCTTGAAGCCGTGCTTCTTTGCTTCATCAATGATGATTTGCTTGCGCCGCTCGCCTTTCGCGCCATATCCCATGTAGACGCTGATATGGTGCTGGCGGTCATGTGATTTCTTTTCGGTCAATCGCTCTATCTCCCTTTTGAGCGTGTAGTAACAGCATTTGATCCTTAAATGCTAGCACTATTTGTAGTTAATGGCTGTTTGCCCGAAAGGCGGCGTTTAGGCTAAGTGAACGTTGAACGTTTTAACGGTACGATCGAATACTTAACGGCTCTTTCTCAGTCGTCGTAAGGTCAACGCCGGTGACTTTACCGACACAAAACCAAATAAAGCGGTTTAGCTTCATCTGATGCTTTTTAGCGTGTTTTTGAAGGAATTTGCGTCGCTGGACAGCAGTATCACCGTAGCCGGCATACAAGCTGATGTGATGGGGAGGATTCGCCTTTTTCTTCGCCATGGTTTGAATACGTTGTATGGTATCAATATCCGCCGGAGATTGTAACCGAGTTGCGCTCATAAGAGTACCGCCTCATGCTTTCTTTCGTGGGTTATGACTGTGTTCAGATCCTTTCGGCCGCGCCGCGCGTTTTCTTCGGTCCGTTGCTTCCACAGCGCAAAACACAGGTCGCACATCGCTATTCGGTAAGGGGCAGCTTCTCCTCCGCAGCCCATACACGTTCCGGCATTCAAATTAGGCTTCATGGTTGTCCACCTTATAATCGGCCAAATCCCACTGGTAGCGCCGCCAAGCCCGCGTCACTAATTCACGGTTGAGATTTGCGATTACGACGCCGTGACATTTCATCGCCCAAAGATCGCCCAATGTCTGAAGGACGACTTCAATCTTGCAAAGCGAGCACAGCGTTTTAGCGTTCATTAGATTGCTCGCTTAGCGTCGTCATTTGTGGCTTTGCCGGCACGATGCCGAGACGAACGAGTTCGTCCCACACCACGGTTGTTTTAAATTTTGCTTTCGGATCGAGGATGTCCCACATACGAAGGTCGGCCGTACATCCCGGAATCCCCATGCGACCGCGATATTTCAATTTCATTGCCTATCCCCCTGTTTCGGCTTACACCTATCAAATGCTGTTACTGTTATGTACCAACATTTTGGCGGGGTTGCAAGGCATTTCTGTTACTAGAAGACATTAACAAATAGTGTTACACTATGTCGATGCTTAGTACATGTCTGTTCATTACTGGGCATAATTCTGTATTGTGTTAGCGGCTGGCGTCTTTGGCATGGATTCACGATGCGTTTTAGAGGATGAAAGCGAGGTTTTTGCATGGTAAATAGGTCCTATCAGGCGCTTTTAAGGCCTGTTAAGAGGAATGACCATGGCGAAGCCAAAACGCAGAAATCCGTCAAATCCGTCACCTAAAAAGGGTCAGGCCACGCCTGGAGTCGTCCGGCGTGAAGATCGGAAGGCAAAGTTCTTAGAGGAATTTGGAAAACACGGATTCATCAATCGAGCCTCAACAGCCGCCGGCCTCCATCGAGATACGGTACTCGAATGGCGAGAAAATGACGCCGATTTCGACGTCAAATTCCGGGCTTGTAACGACAATATCACTGAGGACTTGGAATCACTGTTGCACCGGCGCGCACACAGCGACATCTCCGCCACCGCGCTTATCTTCGCGCTCAAGGCCCGTGCCCCTGAAAAGTACACCGAACGCCGCAAAATCGAGCTGGATACCAAGACTTTCGAGTCTTTTGTGGCGCAGGTTACGGGCGTTATTAAGCGCCTCGTTACTGATGGCGAGCTTAGGAACAGCATCGCGCGCGAGCTGCTGGACCTGGCGACCAATGCAAACACCGCTAAAGCCGCTTAACCTTATTACCGTCGACACGAACCAACTCTTTGCGAACGGCTTTAAGTCGATCGCGAAGTCCCTCGATCAAAAGACGCCGGACTTGAAAGAGTTTTTCAACCGGGCCTGGAAAATCTTGGAACCAGCGACGCCGCTCATCGACGCTTGGTATTTGGATTACGTGCTCGAATACTTGGCGGCGGTCGACATGGGCCAGATTAAGCGGCTGATTATCAACATTCCCCCTCGGCATGCGAAGTCGATGTTGGTCTCGACCATTTGGCCCGCATGGTCATGGATCGAAAGACCCTGGCTCCGCTGGGTCTTCGCGTCTTACTCGTCGTCCTTATCGACCAAGCTTTCAATCGACCGCCGTGAACTCATCCAGTCGCCGTGGTACCGCGAGAATTGGGGCGACGTCGTCGCCATGTCGGACGACCAAAACGTGAAAGACGAGTTCCAAAACGTGCACCGTGGGCGAATGATTTCGCTGGGCGTCGGCGGCTCTGTGACCGGGAAGGGGGGGCATAGGGTCGTCTTTGACGATTTGATTAACCCGCATCAAGCCGAATCCGAAACGGTCCGCGAAACGTCGCTTCGCTTCCTTGATAGGACGCTCATGACGCGGTTGGACGACCCCGAGAACGGAGCCATGATCGGCGTTGAGCAGCGCACGCATGCGTTGGACACGACCGCGCATATTTTGAAAAACGCCGGATGGACGCATGTGAGCTTACCCGCGATCGCTGAAAAGAAAACGACGCTTGTGTTCCCAATATCAAAACGCGTCGTCGTTCGTGAGGAAGGCGCGCTTCTTTCGCCGGGTCGCGTGAGTCTTGCCAAGCTTGAAGAACTGAAAGGCTCAATGGGTCCGCGCGCGTTTGCCGCGCAGATGCAACAAAACCCTGAGACGGAAGAAGGCGGACTTCTTAAACGTTCCTGGTGGAAGCATTACAAGAAGCTTCCCTATGTTCACTTGCGTCATTGGTCTTGGGACACGGCCATGGAAGACGGCGAAGAGAACGATTACAGCGTGGGGATTTTGTTCGCGCATTGCGCAGAAGGCTCGTTCATTGAACGGCTCGTCCGGGCGCGCTTGCAATACCCGGAGCTCCGTAGAATGATTTGCGAGGAATGGAACGCGTATCCGGCGTCCGCTCTCCTTATAGAAGACAAGGTTTCCGGTAAGTCGCTCGCGCAAGACATCCGGCGCAACACGAGCATTCCGGTTATTCCGGTTAAACCCGCCGGCGACAAAGTCTTCCGCGTGTCTCTCTGCTCGCCGTACGTCGCAAGCGGTCGGGTTTTCTTGCCTGAAGACGGGCCATGGGTCGCTGACTTTAAAGAAGAATGCGCCGCTTTCCCGCGCGTTCAGCATGACGACCGCGTCGACGCTTTCAGTCAAGGAATGAACTATTACTACCTGAATTCTGGCGTTCCGATCGCGGCACTCTCGACGGACAAATACACCGGCGGCCGCGGAGTCGATTGGGCATAGGAAATGAATGGACGCTATTTCACGCTTGAAGAAGTCATTCAAATGCTGTTTGCAGCGGGTTTGGTCGGGTTTACGTTCGGTTTTGCATTGGGGACATGTTGGAAATGACGCACGGCGCAACTGGTTATTCGTATGGATGAACCGAGCGAAACAGCGCAACAAATAATTCGCGGTTTGGGACTTCCGCCAGTGACGGTCACGCCGGAAACACCGCTTGACGAGGTCGTGATTGCGACCGTTAAAGATTTGATCCCGATTCGCTATGGGACGTTAAGCTCGCTCGGTTTTGCGAATCGGTTAGCGACGCGGCTAAGACAGTGGCGGCCGTCGCACACAAAGGAGAAGCAATGCACACGATGAATTTTCCAACGGAGTTTTTAACCGTATTTGTCCTCGGTGTATCGTTCGGCCTGGGGTACGGTCTGATTATTTGGCTGCTCGGGAAAACGTTGAAATGAAAAGACTTCTCCAATGGATCGGTCGTCAAATCGAGCTTGGCCGCAACTCGGCCAAGTCAAACCCCGGTGATTGGATGCAAGAGCAGCCGATTTCCGCAACGGCGACGCCGGCGTCCGTGAGCAAGCGCGGCGGAAAGATTGACCCGTCGGACACCTACAACCCCGACGAAGCGTTCGAAGCAATTGACTCGTCACCGATCTTAAACCCGATCGTGCAATTCGTCGAAGCGGTCAAAGGCAAAGACGTTGCCGACGACAACCCGTTCAAAGGTGCGAAGGTTTCCGAGGCGTATTTGTTTGAAGGGAAGTTCAGTGAGAGCGGAAAACTTTTAGAGTCAAACGTCCCGAATGTTCCACCCTACCGAATCACGCACGTAAAAGGAAACGAGAATTTCCTCGCAGCGATAAACGAGTCCGAAGCAAAGCTCGACGAAACGCCGGTTAAGGCAGCGGCCGCGCGCGAAGGAATCCGCGTCAATCATGAACGCTTGGCGAAACTCAAAGCTGGCGGCTTGTTACGCGAAGCGAAAGTTCTTGAAGATTCATTTAGCTCGGGCGACGGGCCGCTCACGCAATACGACCCGAACCAATACACCGAGTATACGCCGACGTACGGCGGTCCGTTCTTCAAGCAACTCTACTTAACCGATTACTTGATGATGCACTCTCGGGCGTTCGAACAATGGAATCATCATCCGCTCGCCAAGCGCATTATCAATTTGCTCGCGCAATACTCGTTCGGCCGACGGTTTCAATGGCGGCTTAAGGACAAGAATAAAGAAAAGGCGTGGGAAGATTTCGACAAGAAAGTAAAACTTCGTCACCGCCTTTCAAAATTTTGGGTCCCTGAATATCTTCTGTTCGGCGAAATGTTCGTTGACAAAAAACTTTGGCAGTCGATTGACCCGTCGACGATTTGGGATATTATCACGGACCCCGACGATATCACGGACGTCTATTACTACCACCAACAATATTCGACGGCCTACCAACAGTACACCGGAATGAACGTGAAAGGCGTCCCTGGTGCTGCAACGCAAAAGTCGCAGGACTTCATCATTCGACAGCTTCCTTATAAACAAATCATTCACATTCGCCGCAATTGCACATCGTTCGAAAAGCGCGGCCGCTCGGTTTTGTTTCCCATTTTGGGCTGGCTTAAGCGCATCAACGATCTCTATTCGGCCGAAGTCGTCGCCGCATGGCTCTCGGCCTGTTTCATTTGGGACGACGAGATTAACGGATCGGCGGCCGACATTCAAGCGCACGTTGCGAAATACAACCAAATGCCGGTGACAGGCTCGGTCTTCGCGCACAATCAAATGATTAAGCGTACGCCCATGGCGGCCGCGCAGGGCGCGAAGTCCGGGTCAGCGACCGGCGTCGGCGACGAGCTCTTAACCTTCATTGCGACAGCCGTTGGAATTCCGAAGGACTACTTTAACGTAATGGGCGGTGGTAGCGGCGGAAGCCGCGCGGGCTCGCTGGTCGGTGCGGAACCGTTTACCAAAGTCATCGAAGAAATCCAGGCCGACATCGAGTTTCTCCTTCTCTCGATCGCCGAAGACGTCATCCCCGGTTATCAAGACGGCGACATCGAATTCATTTTCCCCTCCGTCACGAAAGACACGACGACCGAGACCGTCAAAAACGTTATGGCGGGCGAAGCAGCCGGCTACATGGCAAAGCAGACGGCGGCGCAAATGTTCGCGGCCGAGTTAGACATGACGACCTACGATTGGGACGAAGAACAAGGGAAGATGGACGACGAAAAGACGCAAGCAGCTCTAGATCCGGCCGGCGCTTTAGCCAACGCGGGGCCAGCGCAATACGACGTTCCTGGCGCGCCGGGTATGCCTGGGTCTAATGGCGCGGCCACTAATGGGGCCGCCAAAGCCAACGCTTCGTTGCCGGAGACGCCAATCAGTAAGCAATCACCCATTCACGGGCAAGGCAAGCAACGGCTTAAGCAACAAATGGGAAACATATGATCGACCCGACTTCTCCCGCATTTCCGTTACTGAATCAGCAGCGAGACGGCATCGTCTTGAGTCCCGAGGAAGGATTGACCAAGCGGGAATGGTTCGCCGGGTTGGTGTTAGAGGGATTACTTGCTTGCGGGCGTCCGGTCGTGACTGGTGAATCCATGGGCGCGGATTCATGGCATTTCGCTAGAGCAGCGGTTAATTACGCCGACGCACTGATCGAGGAGCTAAGCAAATGATCGTCGACCGCGCAGGCATTGAGCAGATTAAAGGCGAATGCAAATTCACCGACCGCTATATCGGCGACGTCATGGCCGAGCACTGGACGGACATTTCGGAAACGTTTGAAAAGCTGTGGAACGTCGTCGGCGCGGCTCATCGGTTAATGCCGAACTTTTACGTGATGGACGTTGTCAAATATCCGGCCGAGTGGCAGCGAGATTTACTGGCTTTGAATCAAGCGCTTAACGCTCTCATCATGCCGCCGGTCGAAGTTCACCATTGCCACATTTGCGCAGGCGACATCAACGAAGGGGCAGACTAATTGCGACAACAAACTAAGGACGCGCGGCGTGGCGCATGAATTACCCGACGCAAGGGCGCGTCATCGAAAGGCTCGAAAACGTGGCGATCAAAGCGGTCGACGACGTTCGGAAGAAATATTTTCGCGAGCTCTACAAGCAATGGATGATGACGCGCAAGGATTTGAAACGGGTTTTATGGCAGGCGTACCGGGAAGTTGCACCGTTGGACACCTGGAACTATGCTTCGGCCAAGCGCACGGGGACACTCAACCGGATTAACCATGAGACCAAACAAGTGATCGAACGCTTTAAACACAATTCGATGACGCACGTGAGCCACGCTTTGAACGATATCTATAAGGAAAGCGCGCTGCATCAAGCCTGGATCTTGGATCAGGTGACGCCGCCGTCCTACAAAATCCGTCTTCCACGGAAACGCCGCGCCCTTGAGTCTGGGCGGACGCAGATTTATACGGGCGCGGACGCGCTTTCCAAGTGGCGCGATCGTTGGGAAGGATGGCTTGACGCTTATCACACGGGTTTAAACCATAACGTCGGGTTGGGCGCGATTAATGACGCCACCATTGATTCGATCACGGACGAAGTGGACGCGACTAAAGCCGGATCGCCCTCGACCGACATTTGGGCGGCGTTGCAGCGCGTCTACATGAACGTCTCGCAAATCTCGCTTGCCTTTGGGCAGACGGACGTTTCAGATGAAAACGCCGATGAACTCGGGACCGAAGAGGTTTGGCAGACGCGCTACAACCAACGGGTATGCGACGAATGCGACGGCAACGCCGGACAGACCCGCGACGACTTGGACGACGACATCCCGGCTCATCCGAACTGTTTTT